GCGTCAAGTAAGCTCAACGATACGAGACCTAATATACGGGAGAATGCTAAGCGGATTAACACTCCCGTTATAAAAGGTCACCAAGAGAGCTTCATCATAACCTACAACAACCGGCTCCTTCAATTTCAGCCGCCACGTACGAGACGTGAAACCGAAAGCCCCCGACGGAGGGGAATACGCATCAACCACGTAGTCAAGATAAGACTTGACAGCGTCCATAGGAGACGTTATGTTGCGCACGTGGTACCCTAAACCTGCTTGATACTTCGCAATATACAAAGCAAAGGCAGGGTACCGACCATCATTAGCGGGTGTCAAAGTACCGGTTACACTCGCGGACGATTCAGCGGTAATAGCATACCCGGGAATTGTCGTAGTCAACAACACCCCCGAGATAAAACCATTTGAGGTTAAAGCTATGGTGGAAGAGAACGAGGCCGAAACCCCTCCTCCTGCCGCACCAATACCGAATGTACCGAACGTGATTGTAGAAGTGGTAGAGCCAATGGCAGTCCCAGTGATAGTCGCCGTGCCCGAGTCAACCATGGGAACATAAGAACCTGGATACGAACCGAGGTCAGCAGGCTGCATCGGTCCAACCGCCAAGTCCGGAATTCTCACAGTCGTAGTATCATCGGACAGAAACATATCGACATTAAAACTCTGGGATGAAACCACAGAGTTTAGGATTGTCAGACTCGTATCAGATTTGGCCGTTGAGTTGGTCAAACCTGTAATAAGTCCTAAGGCTGCACCACCAGCGATAGTCCAGTTACCTGACTGAGACCCCGTTGTGGCGTCATAGGTATTCCACCCACCCGTCGTATTAATGGCGTACTGATACGGTACACCAAAATCTGGGAGTTTAATTTCGCCAGACAAAGTTGACGATCGAGTGTTGGACGTATCATAAATGACACATTCAACACAATCCACGACATACTTGTTTGGTAATTTAACCCCTGGAGTAGGGGAACCTTGAGGCGCGATCAACACAAACGAGATTGTTTGTCCTGAAAGAACCGGATAGACGATATCCCAGGCAAAACCCAGAACATTCGCCCCACTGTTGTTAATATACGACCCAGGAAGAACCCAGTGTTCAGCCCCCCGGTCTTTCGTCGAACACAGATCCTGACGCAGAACATTATCGTTGGAAGACGGCATAAATCCACACCTCCAAGTTGTTAGGCGATACCCAACAATCGGAGAAGCATCTGTACGGGAGGATCGAGAAAACGATCATCCAGCCACATCAACACGCGTACAACCAAATAGATGTACGATATGCGCCGAATATGGTGCAAACCCCGATAAAATCGAGATGGGATACGAAAGCGACACATGGTACTCCTCCCGCTGTTAGGCGACAGGGCCAACCCGCGTCCTGAAAGCAGTGGACAGCTTCAAACTGTTTGCACCGATCATGGACACGGTAACATGGACAGCTTGACCCGAACCGATGACCAGAGGGTTGGCCAACTTCAGCGGAATGTCCATGAACTGAGCGGCGCCCACGACCGTGGTGGTCGCAGGAGCTTCAAATTCATGAGCCTCCAACATGAAATAATCGTCCTCGGCCGCAAAAGAAGAATTCAGCGGGTCACGGGTCTCCCAAGTAGGAGTCGTTGACAGCTGATCAGCGACATAGATTGCGACAGCGACAGCATATCTGCCAGCGCTGACGAATCCGGACAAGGACAAACGACCATGAACCTCATCGATCCGCATGCGACCGATGGTAGGAGTTGATGTGTTTGGAGCTGCAACAATGGCAGCCCCTTGAATCGTCACCGGAGTACCGGAAGCAAGCGTAATCGCATTGCCTGCCAGCATCCAGCTAGATCCAGACACAAGAGCCCCAGCAGAGCTCACCAGAGATGGTCCGACGATCCAGTTTGTGATGTTCGGCCGCATCCGTCCATAGGGGACAACCTGTCCCCCACCGTTTGCGCGCCTACGACGAGCCGCTTTGGAACGCGACATACAACCTCCGAAATAACGTCTCGAAATACCGAGACTAGTTGAAGGGAACACGATACAACTAAACACTAGTTGTACCACAACGAGTGCGCGCGTCTCACGACGTAGCGCAAGGAGATGGCACACCGAAAAGCTCGCAAGCTTTTGCCACAACCACCGAATTGCGGAAACTCTTGACGGAAACTTCGCCCCCGTCTTCGCCCGATAAGTAAGCACACGCATCGTCGACGATACGATCACCGCAACGAATTGCTTCGATGATATCCCCAACGAATCTGTCATGCCCAACATACCAGCTAACCGCGCCCTCAAACCCTTGATGGGTCGAACACGGTTCTAACTGCTGGATCCAGCGAAAGGTGTTAAATGCACCTGACCAGCGAACTGGACTGGCATCTCGGGTACCAAGATGTTTACGGGCCAAACGTCGTTCATGTCCCGTCATCTTAATGAGGGCACGTTCGACCGGCCGAATACCACAGTGTAAACCTCGCACATCCCGAACCGTACTGTGATGATCCATTTGAAGGAACTTCACATGATTCTTCGAAACGAGGTTCTTACTGGGATCCATCTTGATGATCATACCCAGCTGCTCCCCCAACACTTCGCTCACACTCGCGGCATTCGTCCCTTTCAGGACAACCACGGCATCATCTCCGTTAGCAAAGATTTGCTCAACGGACCCACCAGTCACGATGGCCCCATAATGGAAGACGATCATGTTCACGATAGTGTCGATCAGGTTAGTGTTACCACTACCTGAGGGTACTCCCCCTGTTCTTTCTTCACCCCAGCGAATGCCTTCTGGACATCGCGGAGTAGCAGGAAGAAACACCCCGGTCCTCATAAACGCTTCCGCAGTAAAGCGAATGAGGTCTTGGTCACCACTGACGAAACAGGCTGCCAGCACCTTGAAAGCCCAATTAAGGACCTGAAAAGGCACTGAAACATCGAAATCCGTAAAATCTGCAGATAGGATTTCGCCCGGATTGCGGTCTAACAACCGCGTAATCGCCGCGTCAACGGCCTTCTGACCGTTCCACGCCACAAACTCAGGAAGAGTTCGAAACGCGTCAAACGCTGGCTTTCTCGTCATGTTCTCCAGATATACCAGCGATTTACAGTACATCATCAACACACGCCTTTTGGGCATGCGCCGATATCCCGACGACTGAGTTCGTGTCGTTCCCACACAGGGATAGAGCGAAGCATCAGCCAGGGGGTACCCACGTTCCTTGATCCTATCTGCTTCCAGATAGTAGTAGTAAACGTTCGCTGGGTCCGAATTACACTTTGGGTAACCAAAGCTGGTGTCATCCTTCGTGATCGCGACAGCGTCCTCGAGTGACCAAGAACGTAAGCCCCGACCAGTACTCGGTAACAACAACTTCATCACCTTCTCGGCAGCAAGCTCTAAAGCTCGCGAATTAACACGAGTTGTCCTAGGCAAGAAGAACTTCTCGAACTTCTCCTCCGCTGATAGAGTTCCGTCAGACCCTCTCAAGTCATAACGGTCACACAACGATGAAGAGCCCAATTTATTCCATTGCTGGACCTCCGTCTCCTGCTGCCATTCTGGAGCTTTATCAAGCTCACACGCATCCCACAATTCACCAGCAAGTGCTTGCCGAAGGTTATCGGCATCCACCGCCGGGTCATCCACACAGGCCCGTAAAGGCCCGAGCGGAGCAACATGGTCATGGGTTTCGCTCCGAAGCAACTGACGCATGAACGCACCAAGCGTCGCAGCATCAGCGTCGGTGAACTCCCATCGGTCATTATTCATGACCTTCCTCCCTTCTTTAACCAAACCCGTCAACCTAGGAGATAGCCTCCCAGCGC